TACAAGTGGTATTTGTCTCGCAAAATTAAATCCTGATATGTTTATTCGTCAGGAAGGTGATGCATCTTCACTTATTTGTGATGATGATGCTACTGCTGCGGAAACTGTCAACCACATGAATTTGTATTTTGCAGGTACAGGTGGGCCTAAACGTGGTCTTTATGCTGTAGGTGAAATTGCTGGTGCTGGACATTCTACTTATGGTATGTGGAAGTTTAGAACATATATTAATGCTGCTGCGTCCCAAACTGTTCATACTCTTTGTGCAAATTTACATATTAAAGATAGTGGTACTCTTGTTGATAGTGGTGAGTGGGCTTCTTCTCCACTATATGTTACTGTGGAAACAGAAGTAACTACTACTGCACCTACACTAAGTGGTGGTTCATTAGCAGGTATCTATATAGGTTATTATGTAGATGAAAGTACGGCTGCTCCATCTAAAGCTTATGTGTTTTGGTTTAATAATCACGCATCTTATAATTGGGATGGTTTGATTCGCATGGCTGCTGGTGATTTAGGTGATAGTGCCAGCGGTGCTGATGAGGCTGCACACGTTATTGGTTTTGACGGCGATGGTACTACAAAGAAAATTCCGGTTTTGATTGATAGTACAACTTATTATCTTTTAGTTGGTACTGCAATACAAGGCGTTGCAGATGCTTAATAGTTAAGCAAGGTTTGGGCCAAGCCTTAAATTGGCCCTTTAATTTTAAAAGGAGATAGATATGAAAGTTAATACTAATATTACTCTTAAAACATTCACTGGCGAAGTAATGAAAGATAATTTGGACGGTCAAGCTGTTGATGCTACTGCTCAAATAGCTATAGTAAATGCTATTCTTAGTCCTGTTCAAAAAGAGTTAGGCCAAGATAAAATTATAAAGTATGAATTAGCTAAAAAAGTTTATTCAAATGATGAAGTAGATTTGAATGAAGATGAGATTAAGTTAATTAAAGAGAGAGTCGGAGAAATATTTGCTCCAATTATAGTTGGTCAAATTTTTGAGTTACTTCATGTATGAAAGAGCATTGGATATTGACCACAACCATATTACTAATCAGAACAGAAAATTACTTTGTTCTCAATGTAATTTAGCAATTGGGCTTTTCAAAGTAGATAAGGAAGGAATAAATCTACTTCAAAATGCAGTAAAATATATAAAGGATTATGATGAAGTTTAAGAGATTGAATCATAAGATTCTGTCTCCTTGAAAAGCAAAGGGGGTCGAAAGACCCCTAATGCTGAATTGAAAGAATAAGATGCAAGAGAATTATATAGAGAATTTTATTTTACGTTTGGATGGTGAGGAAAAGCAAGAACCTACATTTACTGATGATGATTGTGATTCTATATATGAGTTAAAATGTATGGTTCAATTAAAACAAATTGTAAAAGATGTTCAAAATGCTACACACAATAGACATGATTATGTATTCAAAATTGTGTCAATAGATAAAATAAAGAAAGAATAATTATGGCTTATTTACGTTTAGCATTTTCTGATGTACATGGCAAAGTTTCTGAATTTATTGGATGGGGCAGTTCTCCTTCTGCAACTAATCTTGCTTTAGCAAAGAAAGTTGTACATCGTGGATATAGAAGATTTCTTTATCCTGTGAATCCAATGACAGGAAAATTACATACTTGGTCATTTCTTGTTAATCATTCGGTATTAAATACTCAAAGTGGACAATGGATTTATAATTTACCAATAGATTTTGACAGACTTATAAATCCATTTAGACACGAAGTAGATAGTGGTTATCCAGAAATGCGTTCAAGACCATTTGAAATGTTACAGCAGATGAGGGCAGGTAGTGAATCTACAGGTTATCCACATTATTATGCTATTAAAGTTGGTAAGTATGTAAAAGAAATTGGCACTACTTATGAAGCAGCTTTTTGGGAAACACCTGATGCAAACTACAGACTTAATTATTCATATATATTCAGACCCCAACAATTATCTGCTGATACTGATGTTTTTATTGGTGGTGATTTTGCATCTGAAGCCATACTTGAGCATTGTCTTGCTGTAGCAGAACAGGAGTATGATGATACAGTTGGTATTCATACTCAGATGGCTGACAAATTAACAAATCAATTAATTCAAAGTGATACTGTAACTGTTGCTGATAGTGTAGGGAAAAATGTTGATACAAGTTCAAGATATATTGTATATCAAAGACCTTTACCCTTGACTGAAACAGATAATATTTATCCAAGTTAAACATGGATGGTAGAATTGAAACTGCGATTGTAGGAATCACGCAAAGAAAGGAAAATTGTATGTCCTCAGGCAACTGGCAATATGAAAGAAAAAGGAATTATGAACTGCAAAAGAAAACTGTAGCAGCTACATATACTGCTAAAACAGGTTTGTCAAGTCAGAATAGTGTGTTTGATAATCCTATTGATGTAGCAAGTCCGGCAGCAGATTTTACTTTGACAGTAGGTAGTGGTGATTATATGGGTCAGACCTTACTTATTGTTATGAGCGCTAATGCAAGTTCAAAAGAATGTAGTGTTTCTATTACTAATCACGAAACATCTGACCCTGAAGTGCTTTATCTTAATGCTGCTGATGAGTATATTCTATTAGTATGGACAGGTACAGAATGGGCTACGGTTAGTACAACTGCTTCAACAAGTTCTGGTGGCTAAGATTGGAGATAATTTAAGATGGCAGAGAATAAATATAGTAATACAAGAGCTAATACAATAGCAAGCGAAGGTGGTTCTGTAAGAGTTACTATTGCCTCTAATGTTGGACAAGGTAATGATGGAACTGCCCTACCCTGTAAAGGTTGTTGGGTATCTCCTGCATCTGACAATACTGGTGTAATTAAAATGAATATTAGTGCTGCTGCATCTGCTTCTCTTGGTGTTGAATTAGGTGATGCTGATACAGGTGGTGGGCCTATGTTTGTACCTATTGATGATGTTGCTAAATTATACTTTTATGGAGCAACTAATGGAGATGTTATTGATATAACATATCTGAAGGGATAATTATAATGGCTTTATTTAAAAAAAGAGCAATGAAGAAACTTACTAAATCACAAAATGAGTATAAAACAAAGTATTTTAATGTTAAAAAGCAACAAGGTAAACTACGTTCTGCTCTTACTTATGCTCAATGGTTAAAAGCGGGTAAACCAAAACCAACTTTATATACTACAGCAACTAAAGCAAAAAGTAAAAAATTAAAAATTGGTGGTCTTACAAAACGTGATTTAGCAAAATTTAGAGATTAAAATGCCTGAATTTCCAATCCCAATTAAGGGTGTGAGTTATGGCTTTAGTCAGGATAAGTCCCCTCCCTTAACATCTCATTATATGAATAATTGTCGTCCTATTGATGTACTTGAAAAGAAAGTACGTTTAGGTCAACGTCCAGGTTTAGATAAAGTATATACTCAACAAATAGGTGGAATGGCTACTTCTATAATTTGTATGTTAAGTGTAACGGTGGTAACATAGTATGTTAGTAAGATACCAATATCTTAATAGTGGTGATAGTACTCATGTAAGTATAAACAGCGATGCTACTGATTATGCACAATGTTTTACTCCAAGCACTTTACATACAGTAAAGTCTATAAAAATTAAGATATTTAAAGATGTTGGTGCAACTGGAACATTAAATGTTTCTATAAGAGCAACTACATCAAGTAAACCAACTGGTGATGATTTAGCTTCTGGTACACTTGATATAGATGCTGATATTTCAGATACATCTGCTCCTGGAGATTGGTATACAATTGATTTAGGTGATGGTGTAGCTTTAACAGCAAGTACAATGTATGCTTTGGTGGTTGGTACGACTGACCTTGCTGGTTCTGGCCCCTGGGTATCTTGGCGTGAAGGTTCAGGATATGTAAGTGGGGCATCTTATTCAGGTAGTGGTGAAACCTGGAGTGTGAATGGTTCTTATGATATGATGTTTGAGGAATGGGGGGATTATACTTCCTCAAGCTCACCAAGACTTGAAGTTAATTATTCAAGAAAATTGGTAGCTTTTGCTGCTAATGAACTTTGGTATGAATCATCTGAAGGGACAATGGCTGAACTTACTGCTGCTAATGATGATATTGATACTACATCATTATTAACTGCTGTTGAAGCGTTTGGTAAGATATTTATTGCAAATGGTACAAATAAAAAAGTAGCTGATTTTGTTAATACTAAAATTGTTACTACTGATATTGGAAGTCATCCACCTGATTTTGGTACTATATTAACTGGTGGAACATCGGGAGCAGTAATGACAGTAGATTATATTACGTCAACTACTGCTGATGCTGCTTGTACTATTTATGGTCGCAGAACAACTACTGCTACTTTTTCAAGTGGAGAGACTGTAACAGGTACAGATGATGATGGTAATTCAATTTCATTTGCTACAAGTGCCGCTGAAACTGCTCCTCCTCATTGGTATGATTGGACAGTTTTTGGTAATGATAGTACTTTTGGCACTATATCAACTGAGGCATATCTTTGTTGCTTATATAGAGGAAGGGTTGTTTTGGCCGGTGATGCAAATGCTCCTCATCAATGGAATATGTCAAAAATAGCTAATCCCTGGAATTGGAATTATGATTCCACTAATCCACTTACAGCAGTAGCAGGACAAGATGCAGATGCAGGAAAAATAGGAGATATTATAACTGCTTTAGTTCCTTACAGTGATGATTTTCTTGTATTTGGTTGTGCTAATTCTATTTATGTACTTGATGGCGACCCTGCAATGGGGGGTTCAATAGATAGATTAAGTGAGGGTACAGGAATACTTGGACATACTGCCTGGTGTAAAGATAATAATGGTAATTTATATTTCTTTGGTTCTGGTGGTTTATACAGAATGTCTGGTGGACGTTCTAAACCAGAAAATATAAGTTATGGAACTTTGCCTGAATTAGTTGATGATTGGGCTGTTGATGCTGATACACATAGAATAGTTTTATCTTTTGACCCATTTAGAGAAGGTATTATAATTTCCAAGACTACAATAGCAGATGGAACAAACCTTAATTATTGGTATGATTTGAAACTTGAAGGCTTTTTTCCTGAAACATATCCCACTGAATGTGCTATATTTTCTTCATTGAGTTATGATGCAGATTCTTCTGGCACAAGGGGGCTGCTGTTAGGTTGTAATGATGGTTATATAAGAGATTTTGTAAATACTGCTAAAGATGATGATGTTGGTGATAGTGATGATGCAATTTCTTCCTATGCAACATTACCAGCAATATTACTTGGTGTAAAAGAAAATGCTGATGCAGAAGGTAAACTACACTCATTGACAATAGAGTTAGCTGGTGGTGCATCAAGTGGTTCTTATTCTGATACTGATAGTGTAAGTTATGAATTACATATAGGTGATGATGCTGAAACTGTAATGGAAGATATTTTAGATGGAGCTACTGCTTTTACAAGTGGAACATTGACAAGTAAGGGCAGACAAACAAGAATACGAGGAAAAGTAAGAGGTAGATGGTTAGGTATAAAATTATATAATTCAACAGCTTCACAAACTTGGGCTGTTAATCTTATTAGTGGTGAGATTGTTCCTGCTGGAAAGATAAAATAGGAGTAAATGATGGCAAGTTTTGGCGGCATACTTTCTCAAATTCAGGGTATGAGTAATCAGGCAAGAGCAGAGAATCTTAAAAGATATAATGCAATGATGGATATTTATGATGAAATTGTTGCACGTTCAAAACCTGGTGGTGCTTTTGAGAAACGTGGATTGGAAACTATTGCAAGAGCAAAAGTAAAAGGTGTAGGTGAAGAAACACAACAGTTAATTAGTTCAGGTTTATTTGGTACTACAACTATGGCTGGTGCTGGAAGGAGATGGGACGCTGATGTTGGTATGCCAGCGAGGGGTAAACTTGAAGATATAATGGAAGAAAGACACACTTCTGCTCAATTAGCTAAAGCTGGAGCTATGGAACGCAGAGAAGATGAGTATCCTGATTATGGGTTACTTGCTTCTTTAGCTATGCAAGCTGCACCTTCTCAAACACAATCACCTTATCAAATGCCAAAATTTGGTTCTTCAGGTACTACTTCTCCATCGTCCAGTTTTTCCTCTGCACAATGGTCTGGCAGTGATACTCCATCAAGCAGTACAGGATATGGTATGACACCTGCTGAAAGAGCAGCCCACTTTGCAAAATTAGGATATGGTACTGGACATACTGCTCCTGTTACTGAACCGTTAGCTCCTGCAACTCAACCTACTAAATCATCAGCAGGTTATGGTGATTTACCTATTCCTATAGGGAGTGGTGGAACTGACCCAAATACAAAATATGTTATTCAACGACCAGGTGGTGCTAACTATACATTAACAGCAGCTTATCTTAATACTATGCCAAAAGGTCATAAAGTTTTAGGAACAGTAAAAAATAAAGCAGACTATCTAAAGAAATATGGAAAATAAAAAATGGCACTTGTACCTAATATAAGAGATGGAGATTGGACTGGAGTACGAAAAGCTATACAACAAATCTCAAGTACTAAACTTGGCCCTATAGCAGATGTTAGACATAATAGTTTAACACTGACTGAACTAACAGGTTCAAGATTGATTGATACCACTTCTGCTGACAGATTACAATCTGTATCTGATTTAACTACATATATTGCTGGTACAGCAAATGAAATAAATGTTACTGATGATGGTGCTGGTGGTGTTATTATAGGAATAGTAGACCCACTTATTGTAGCTAAAGGTGGAACAGGTCTTGCTACACTTACAGACCATTCACTTCTTGTAGGTACTGGTACTGATGCAGTTACTTTACTTGGTGTTGCTACAAATGGTCAATTACCTATAGGAAGTACTGGTGCTGACCCTGTACTTGCTGCACTAACAGGAACAGCAAACCAAATTACTGTAACTAATGGTGCTGGTAGCATTACTTTATCTACCCCACAAGATTTTCATACTTCTGCAACTCCTACATTTGATAAATTAACTTTAAGTGCTGGCGCTGTTGACAATATAGCTATTAATCTTGGTGGAATAGGTGGATTTTATGCTGATAATGGTAATGGTACTATATGTGTAGCAGTTGACGGCGTTAATATGATAACCATCGATGATACTCCTGCTTCACCACAACTTACTATAGCAGGAGATGTTAATCTTGATACTACTATGACATTGGCATCAGGAAGTATTACTGATAGTATTGGAGCTATTAGTTTTGGGGATGAAACTTTAGCTACTACTAATACTATTACTGGTAGTGCGATATATACAGGAGAAGGTGCTGTTGATGCACCATCACATTCTTTTATAGGTCATACAGATTGTGGGATGTATATTGATGGTGAAGATACACTTTATCTTTCTACTGTTGGTGTGTGTAGATTATCAATAGATACAACCACATATAATTTCCAAGATGGTAATATTTCTACAACTGGTTCAATTACTGCCAATTCTTTTGTAACAGCAAGTGATATAGGAATAGCTGCTGATACCGATTTACTTCAATTAACCTCTGCTCTTTTAACTGTAAATGGTAATTTAACATTTTCTGGAGCAGCAACTACAATAAAATATGGTGCTGGTGGCGTAGTAGACCAAATTACAGTAGAAGGTCAAGGTATGACTCTTAACGCACTCACTTTATCCGCAGATGCACACTCTAATACAATGTCTTTGCTCTTAACTTCATCGGTTGCTGGATGGACAGCAACAGAGCAACTTAATTTTACTTCTACTAATAGTAATATTACATTTAGTGCAACGACTGCTGGCAAATATATAGGGTTCACGTCACCAGAATTTAAATTTGGCTTCGGTAACATTATAATGGATTATACAGGTACAGAAGCATTGCTGGTTAGAAAATTGAGTGATGGTGGTGATGTGTTTACCGTTGATACTACTAATAGCGATGTAGAAGTAAACGGTGATTTTAATGTTACAGGCGTAATAAAAATAGATGGTACACAGGTAATAACAAATCAACAATCACATATAGCAGATGCTTCAACTCAAGACCTTGCTGGTTCGGACACTATAGACGAAACTAAGTTAGAAAGTGATTTAAGTGGTATTGTATCTACTGTAAATTCTATACTTTCCACGTTAGAAACACACGGATTAGTTGCAAGCTCATAACATAATTTTACAGGAAAATATATAAAATGGGAATAAAAGTTCAACCATCTGGAATGGCAAAAGCTTATGGTGATTTAGCAGGATTGGCTGCTAAAAGTAAAGCTGCCAAAGAGCGTGAAGATAGAATGTTCAGAATTGGTCTTGAAATGTATCAAGAAGAACAGCGAAGGGAAATGGCTATCTTTGATGCTCAATTAAATCAGGAAGCAAGAAAACAGGCAAGGATGTGGGAACTTGAGAAAATGCAAATGGCTTCTCGTCTTGATTTTGAAAGAGAGGAAAGAAGGAGACAACAGAAACTTGATGAACGTCAGGCCAGAATAGATGCTCTTAATAAAGCTATGGAAGATGGTATTATAGATAAAGATGATTATGATAAAATGTATTTGCAAGTAGCTACAGGTGTTCCTGTTTATAATCAGGCTCAAATTACTGCTCGTTCTACAAAAACTATAGACCCTATAAAACAAATGACTGCTGAATATATGTCAAGGGCTTTAGGAAAAGAATCACCTGAAACTAATATTGAAGATGTAAAGGAAACTGGTACTATTGAGCCTGGTGAAAAAGTTAGAGTAAAAACCCCTGATGGTAGATATGGTACTATTGATACTTGGGAATGGCCTATTTATAAAGATAAAGGTTATACACTTGCTCCTATTACGCCCAAAGAAACTAAACCTGTAAAACTTGGCGAATACCCTAAAGGATATAAACAATTTAGAGGATTTTATTTCTAATGCCATTTATTCCAGAAAACACTCCTAAATATCCTACAACTTGGACACCTGAAACAGATGAAGCTGGTGGTACTACTTTTGTTCCCGAAGGTGGATTCTTCTCTAAAGTAGCTGAATCATTTGAACGTGGACAGGAAGGCACACTTGCTGACATAGCTGTTTATCATGCTCTAACTGAAAAACCTGAAGATTTGGAAGGTGCATTAAGAGTACGTTCTAAATTATCTCGACAGGAATATCTTAATCCAATAGAAGGTAATTGGTTATCTGATATTGCTTATGCAAGTTCTCGTACTGCTGCTCAAATGTGGGAAGCTACTAAAAGTGCTGGTAAATGGGGATTAGTTGGTGCTGGTATTGGTGGAGGAATTGGATTAGCAGCGGGTCTTGTTGCTGGTGGCCCAACTGGTGAAGAACCTGTAACAATGGGTGCAGGAGCTAAAGTAGGTGCTAAATTATTTGCTGCTGAAGCTGCTGCTTTATTTTCATATCGTCAAGGTGTAGGTAGTATGTATGCCAATTTAATAGAGCAAGGTACTGACCCTGAATTAGCCAATACTGTTGCAGGTGTGGCTGGTATTCCTTATGCACTTCTTGAAGTTGCT